GAAGACTTGTCATATGAAGAGTTATCTGTAAATAAACTCATATCACTACACTCTTCTTATTGACAAAACCATATATACCTGATAAAATTGATCTGAAGGTTGATTAAACTTTATGGCAAAAGGATTCACAGTTAAAGCAGCAGCACCTACTCCCAAGACTGAAGATTGGGACTATGTAGCAATTAAGGAAAGAATGAAAGGAAAGAGTATTGTTTTCTGTCTCCCAGGCAGAGGATGTTCTTTTATCTTTCTCAAAGCATTTGTACAACTTTGTTTTGATTTAGTTCAAAATGGAATGAGTATTCAAATCTCACAAGATTACTCATCAATGGTAAACTTTGCAAGATGTAAGTGTCTCGGAGCAAATGTTCTTCGTGGACCTAAACAAATTCCATGGGATGGTAAACTACAATATGATTATCAACTTTGGATCGACTCGGATATTGTCTTTGATTCAAACAAGTTCTGGCAACTCTGTGATATGTCTCTGAATGCAGAGGGAGAAGAGAAGGAAATCGTTGGTGGTTGGTATGCAACAGAAGATGGACACACAACCTCTGTCGCACACTGGTTAGAAGAAGATGACTTCCGAAAGAATGGTGGAGTGATGAATCATGAAACTGTAGAGTCTATCAGCAAGCGTCGTAAACCTTTTACAGTTGATTACACTGGATTTGGTTGGGTCCTGATTAAAAAAGGTGTATTTGAGAATCTTGAATATCCTTGGTTTGCTCCTAAGATGCAAGTCTTTGAGTCAGGTGCAGTACAAGATATGTGCGGAGAGGATGTTTCATTCTGTCTTGATGCTATTGAGAAAGGTTTTGAGATTTGGTGTGACCCCCGGATTCGTGTGGGACATGAAAAGACTCGCATAATCTAATGAGTAAACTTTACAATCTTTTATATAAAGGGCGTAAGATTTATACAAATATCAGCACAGAAGAATGTGCTGATATTCTTCAAGAATTCTCTGAGCGTTATTTCTCCGGAGAAAATATTAATCCTAATGAACTAGAAATGGAGGAACTTTAATGGCTTCTAAAGGTGGTATGAATAAGACGGTGTTTGAATCAGGAACACCTAAGAAAACTCGTCAAGGGAGAAGTGCTCGTACATTGCTTTCAGCAACTTCTCGCAATGGAAAACAAAAGAAATATAGAGGACAAGGAAAAGGTTAAGTAATATAGATAAACCAGGGAGAAATCTCTGGTTTTTTTTTTAAACTAATGAGTCAACTAATCATAAATGTACCTCCACAAAAAGTATGGGTTCGTAAAGAATATCTTCGTGATCTTCAAGATGGACATGGAGAATTTGTAGAAGGAGTTTGGGTAACAGCAAAATCATTACCAGGACGTTCTTTTTATTTTGAAACATATCTACCAGAATATGGTGCTCTTTATGATAAATTGCCAATCAGTGCCTTCGTCTCCTCACCAAAAACTCCAGAACCAGATTTGGATTTAACCAATTTACAATTCTGGGATTGTATGAGTTATGGAGTGGTATGTGTTCAAAAAAAACATATAGGAGAATTAGATTTTGAAGTTCGCACAAGAGACTTTGGACATCTTAAAGGTCAATATTTGTTTAGTTTAGATAATTATCATCCATATAACGATAAAATTGATTGTGGAACAAGTGAAATGCCAGAAGAACACAAATCACATAACTGCATTTTATTAGAAAACGGACAATTTGTATTATATCCAAATAATAGAATGCGACTTTATAGTCCTTCTAGAACACCAGATGTACCTAAAACTCCCGATTTTAAGATTTCAACCAAATTCTATCGTACTGAGGTTGGGTTAAAATGGCAAAGATTGGGCGATACTGATGAATATTTTTGGCAGACACAAGAAGAACGGGATAGCAACCCCGCAAAAAGTTCTGATTCAACTAATCAGGAACAAAACAATGGAAATCAACCAGAAAAAAATGCTTAGAGAGATTGCAAATGATGATATAACACCCAAAAAACACGATTTTGTCGTCCAAAATGAAATTCATGAGAAAATTCGCAATGATGAAGACTATGATGACTGGGAATACGGTACTGAACCACTTTATGAATCAAAAAATCGGTGATAAATAAGATAGAATTGTAATAATCAATGCCTTTAGAAAGGGTAAGTCAAGGTTTTAGAGACATTAGTATGACTTTTCAGAATAATCCTCTGAATAGTGATCTAATTGCTCTTAAAAATGAAACTGCAATTGCACGTTCGATAAGAAACATTGTATTTACTCTTCCTGGTGAAAAATTCTTTAATCCTAATTTTGGATCTAGAGTGAGTAGATCATTGTTTGAAAATATTGATGAGATTTCAGCATCAATTATTAACGATGAAATCAGAAATTCAATTAATAATTTTGAACCAAGAGTTAGTTTAATAGATGTTCAAACAATTCCTGATTTTGATAATGGAGCATTTGATGTAATTATTATCTACAGAGTAGTTGGTGTTGATATTCCAGCACAACAGTTAGAGTTTGTTTTACAACCAACCAGATAAATGCCCCTAGTAAATTTTTCAAATCTAGATTTTGATCAAATAAAGGTCACTCTCAAAGATTATTTAAGATCTAATTCAAACTTTACAGATTATGATTTTGAAGGATCAAATCTGTCAACTATTATTGATGTATTAGCATATAACACATATATTACTTCATATAATGCCAATATGGTGGCAAATGAAGTCTTTATCGATAGTGCCACTCTGAGAGAAAATGTAGTAGCACTTGCTAGACATATTGGTTACATTCCTAGATCAAGAAAAGCAGCAAGAGCAACAATAAGTTTCTTTATAGATGCTTCGAATATAACTCCCACACCATCCTCTCTAACCCTCCGTAAAGGACCTGTAGCAAGCACCTCAGGTAGTTTTGGTAATCAGTCCTTTGTGTTCTGTATTTTAGAAGATATTACAGTTCCGGTCTTCAATGGTATAGCAACATTTGAAGATCTTGAAGTTTATCAAGGAACTCGTTTAACAAGCAATTTTACTTTTAGTTCTAATAATCCAAATCAAAGATTTATTTTACCGAATAGTGGTATTGATACTGATTTAATTTCAGTAATTGTAAGAAATAATGAACAGTCTACACGCTCAGTAAAATATAGTCGACAAGATAGTCTTTTTGATATTGATAAGGAATCTAAAATTTTCTTCTTGCAGGAGATTGAAGATGAAAGATATGAACTTATTTTTGGAGATGGAATCTTTGGCAAAAAACTTGAGGAAGGAAACTTTATAGAAATTGGATATATTACTTCAAATGGTGATAGTGCAAATGGTATAAGTCAATTTACATTTGCCGGAAGAATTACGTATAATAGAAACTCTATAGAATATATAATTACTTCTGGTATTTCTCTATTAACCACAGGATTAATTGCATCAGGTGGAGAAAACATTGAATCTGTAGAATCAATTAAAAAATATGCACCAAGAATCTATGCATCACAAAATAGAGCTCTTACTGCAAATGATTACGAAACTTTAATTCCTGCAAAAATTTACCCAGAAACCGAATCTATTTCCGTATTTGGTGGTGAAGAATTAATTCCGCCACAGTATGGAAAGGTCTTTATAAGTATTAAACCGAGGTCCGGAGACTTTTTACCAAATTTAATTAAAGAAAATATTAAACTTAAACTTAAAAAGTATGCTGTTGCAGGGATTGTTCCTGAGATTTTAGATTTAAAATATCTTTATATTGAAATAAACTCAAAAATTTATTATAATACCAATCTTGCACCAAGTTCTGATTTTGTATCTAGTATAATACAAAATAATACAACAAAATATGCAGAATCAACTGAGTTGAATAAGTATGGAGCAAGATTTAAATATAGTAAATTTTTAAAAGTTATTGATGACAGTCATGAGTCGGTTACATCTAATATAACAACTATTCAGATGAGAAGGGATTTGAGAGTTGTGTTAAATACTTTTGCAGAGTATCAGATAGGATTTGGAAATGAATTTCATATTAAAAGTATGAATGGGTTTAATATTAAAACCACACCTTTTAGAGTTTCTGATGTACAACAGGAAGTATACTTATCAGATGTTCCAAATACCAACAGAGAAACTGGATCTTTATTTTTATTTGTTCTCCCTGCAACAAATTCTTTAACACCAACAATTGTTAAAAGAAATGTTGGAAATATCATATACAAAACTGGAATTATTACATTAAATCCAATCAATATATTTTCTACCGGAAAAATAAAAGATGGACAATCAATTATTCAAATTTCAGTTATTCCGAAATCCAATGATGTTATTGGATTGCAGGATTTATATTTACAACTAGATATTAGTAATAGTTTATTTGAGATGGTGACGGATGAAATATCTTCGGGTCTAGATCCTTCAGCATCAAACTATATTGTAACTTCAAGCTACGCAAACGGGAACTTAGTAAGATCATAAAAAAATGTTAGAGAAAAGAATTCAGTTCAGCAACATCGTTAACAATCAACTTCCATCTTATGTAAGGGAGGAGTTTCCGTTAGTATCAGAATTTTTATCCCAATACTATCGTTCTCAAGAATTTCAAGGAGCTCCTATTGATTTAATTCAAAATATTGATAGATATATCAAAGTTGATGAAATAACCAATCAAGCAGAGTCTGCTATTTTACTTGAAAATATTTCTTCGTTTGATAATACTGTTCTTGTAGATACATCTTTAACACCAACAGGGACAAATGAGTTTCCTGAAAAATATGGATTGCTAAAAATTAATGACGAAGTAATCACTTATACTGGAAAAACTTTTAATTCTTTTACTGGGTGTATAAGAGGATTTAGTGGGATAAGTTCTTATAAGTCCCAAAATCAACCAGACCAATTAGTATTTTCTAAATCAGAATCTGCAGATCATTCTGCTGGATCTACTATTACCAATTTGAGTTCTTTATTTCTGAAAGAATTTTTACTCAAAATTAAGTACCAATTAACTCCTGGATTTGAAAATAGAACTTTAACTAAGGATTTAAATAATTCTTTATTCATTAAGCAGTCAAAGGATTTCTATAGAAGTAAGGGTACTGATGAATCGTTTGAAATTTTATTTAAAGTTCTTTATGGTGAAGATGCAAGCATTATTAGACCTAAAGAATATCTCTTTAGACCTTCAGACGCACAATTCCAAGTTACAACTGATTTGGTTGTAGAAAGTATTGAGGGAAATCCAGAAAATTTAATAAATTCTACTTTAATTCAAGAAGAATATCTAGATTTTTCGAAAGCATATGCACCAATTACAAAAGTAGAAAAAATAATTTCTAAAGATGCAAAAGAATATTATAGACTTAGTTTTGATTCTGGATATAATAAAGATATTGTATTTGATGGTGCATTATATGGACAATTTAAAGTTCATCCCCAAACTAAAGTAATTGGTCAATATAATGCAGATTCTATTAATGAACTTAAGACTCTTGATGTTGATTCAACTGTAGGATTTCCAAGTAGAGGTGAACTGTACGTTACATATAATGATACAACGAGAGGTATTATAAAATATGAGTCAAAAAATATAAATCAATTCTTTGAATGTTCAAATATCACAGGAATTATTGAAGATTCCACAAATATTGGTATTAGTACTTATGCGCAAAATTTTGATAATACCGTTAAAGTAAGAATTACTTCAGTTATAAAAGATTTTAATTTAATCGATGATACATACTACCTTAAAAAGGGTTATACCTCACAGATTAAAACTTTAGGGGTTAACTCAGAAGATGTAGTTTCAAATAACTGGTTTTTTAATATTTCAACTTCTTATGATGTTGAATCAATTTCTTTGATTGATAGTACCGACTATACTTATAGGGTCAATACAAAGTTAAATCACATTTTTAGAATAGGTGACAGTTTAAAAATAATTGATAGTAGTGGAATAGAAAAAAACTCTACCATAATTGATGTTGTTTCAGAAAAATCATTTAACATAAAGGGTCAGGGTGAATTATTAATTACCAATTTGTATACAGTAAAAAGAAATATTTTAAAACCAAACTCTTCAACATTTCCAAAAATTTCTGTTAATAATGCAAACGTTCAAAATATTTACAAAGATAAAGATAAAACTATAGTTGCGTCAACATCTCTTCCCTACTATAATAATATATCATTAAATACACCTTCAAGAGAAATAATTTTTTCTGGAACATTTGATTCTGACATTTTTAAAATTACTTCAACTACAGATCATGGATTTTATACTGGAGATTTAGTTTACTATACTCCAGAAAAAATAGTATCAGAATCATTTGATGGAGACGGTAATATTATTGAAACTGCACAAATTCTGAGTAAGTTGTTTGATGAGGGTACATATTTTATTAAAAGAATAGATTCAAGTAATATTAAACTTGCTAAGAGCAAATCAGATATTTACTATTCAAAATTTGTTTCTGTTGATAGTCCAGTAACAATAAATTCAAATAAACTTGAATATTATAAGTTTAAATCAAAAACACTACAATCACAAAATATTTTTAGGGAAATTTCTTCTCCTGTTAATGATGGAGCAGAATATCCAACAGAACCTGGATTTACTGGAATATTAATTAATGGTGTTGAAGTATTAAATTACAAATCAAGAGATGTTGTATATTATGGATCATTAAATGAAATAGAAGTTACCGCTCCTGGAATTGATTATGATGTAATTAATCCTCCTATTTTAACAATTAATGACATAGTAGGTTCTGGCGCCACGGCATATTGTGCAGTAAGAGGTTCTCTTAGTCAAATAAGAATAGTTGATTCTGGATTTGATTATGCAGAAATACCATCAATTAGAATAACCGGTGGAAATGGTATAGGTGCTAAAGCTTATGCTGGTATGAAATTAGTTGACCATCAATCAATTTTTAATTCTGAAATTAATTCTGAACAAGTATCCTTAGCAAATGATACTATTGGATTTAGTACATATCATAAATTTAGAAATGCTGAAAAAGTAATATACATCACTAACGGACAACAAGCAATAGGTATTGGTACTACACCTGGAACACTGACAAATAATTCATCATATTTTGTTTCTGTACAATCATCAACTACAGTTAAGTTGCACAATACTTTAGGTGATGCAATATCTGGAATTAATACGGTCAACTTAACCTCACATGGAATTGGAGATCATGAGTTTAGATCTTTTAATAAAAAATCCATTTTAGGGTCAGTTAATATAGAAAATTCCGGTTCTGGATATCAAAATAAGAAAAAAACAGTTTTAAGTTCAGTAACGGGTATTAATACTTCAATAAATCAAATTAATATTTCAAATCATGAATTTGAATCTGGGGAAATTGTAAAATACTCTACAAATGGATCAATAATTGGAGGACTAACCAATAATACAGAATACTATCTAACAAAAGTTGATAATAATAGTTTTAATTTATCGGCAATTGGAACTGGGTCAGTAGAAAATAATTTTTATTATACTACAAAACAATTTATTAATTTAACTTCAATTGGTTCTGGGATTCAATCATTTAATTATCCAGAAATTTCTGTTGAAATTATTGGTAACGTTGGTATTTCTTCAATTGCGACTACTACTTTTAAAGCAGTTGTTCAACCAATTTTTAGAGGAGAAATCACTTCAGTTCATTTAGAAAGTAATGGATCTAATTATGGATCATCAGAAATTTTAAACTATAACAGACAACCATTAATTACTTTAAATAGTGGTTCTGGTGCAAAAGTTATTCCTATTATTTCAGATGGAAGAATTATAGAAGTTTTAGTAAATTCTTCTGGAAGTGGATATAACTCTCCCCCAAATTTAACAATTGATGGTGAAGGTTTTGGTGCAGTACTTACTCCGATTATTGAAAATGGACAATTAATTAAAGTTAACGTAATTGAATCTGGCATCGGATATTTGCCAAGTACTACTGCAATAAATGTCATTGCTACAGGACTTTTGGCAGAATTTAATACAAAAATACAATCTTGGAATGTTAATATTTTTCAAAAAAATTCAACAATTGTTTCTGATGACGATGGAGTTTTATCTGAAGGAATTAATCAAAATTTTGAATTAGAATATTCTCATCTGTATGCACCAAGGAAACTTAGAGAAATTGTATATGCTTCAGATCAAGCAGGAAATATTTTATATGGAAGAAAAGACTTAATAAAATCTAGCAATAAAGAAGTATCATCAAATGATCACTCCCCGATTATTGGATGGGCATATGACGGAAATCCAATTTATGGTCCATATGGATATTCCACTAAACAAGGTGGTATAATATCTCAAATGAGGTCTGGATATAAACTTGATTTAAAATCAAATAGACCTTCAGTTTCTGCTTTTCCTGCAGGATTTTTTATTCAAGATTATAGTCATTTTGAAGTTTCTGATGAAACTGTATTGGATAAAAACAACGGAAGATTTTGTGTTACGCCAGAATATCCAAATGGTGCATATGTATATTTTGCAACGATTAGTAATTCTGCTGCGGATTCTTCAGGACCTTTTGCTGGATATAAGTCGCCAGTATTTCCATATTTGATTGGAGATAATTTTAATTCAAAACCAAATGAATTTAATTTTAAAGCAGCATCAAATCAAAATGATCTTGACTTAAATCAAACAAATTTTTCGAGAAATACTAATCCATATAATTTAATTGAAAATGGTGCTTCTTATGCATACTTGGATATACCAAATCTTTTAAATCAAACTGTTGATATTAAATATGCTACTCCTGGATCTGTAGAAAAAATAAATATATCTTCTGGTGGTTCTGGATATAAAATTGGAGACAAGTTAGTATTTGATAACGAGGGTACTGATGGTTCTAATGTCTCTGCTGAAGTTGAAAGAATTTTTGGACGATCTGTAAATTCCATTAGTGTTGCAACTACATCAATATCAAATGTTGAATTTTATCCAATTACATCTCAGGGAAATTTCTTAGTATTTTCAGAAAATCCTCATAATTTTACAAATTCTGATTTAATTGTTGTCTCGGGATTAAATACAACTTCATCTTTAATTGAGGGATCTTATAGAATTGGAGTAACAACAAATACAATTGCTCTTACTGCTGGTATTGGTAGCACTGCAACAACTGGAATAGTTACTTATTTTTCTGTTGCAGGAAACTTAAATTATCCTAATATTCGTGAAAATGATATTTTAGGTATTGGTACAGAACAGATTAAAGTATTAAATGTTGATGCAAGGTCATCAAGAATTAGAGCTCTTCGTGCAATAAATGGGACAGTAGGATCCTCTCATAGTGTTACTGATGTTCTGTATGAAAATTCAAGAAAACTTATAATAAATGCTGGGTTTAGATCTCAGTATGATTATCAAATTAATCGTGAAATTTATTTTAATCCAATTGATGCAGTTGGTTTAGGTACAACCTCTGGAATTGGAATTGGTGTTACTTTAATTTTTTCAAATCCAGGAGTTGGTATCACTCAGATTTTCATTCCCACAAGATCCATTTATATACCAAATCATCAATTAAATACTGGTGATGAATTAATATACTCTACAAATAATGGATCTGTAATTGGAGTTTCTACAAATGGAATATCCACTTCAGTATCACTTTCAAATCAGTCGATAGTATATGTTGCAAGAATATCAGATGATTTAATTGGTATTTCTACATTCAAAGTTGGTCTTGGAACAGGAGGAACTTTTGTTGGAATTACAAGTCAGACAAGTGGAACGGGAATCTTACATTTCACTAGCGTAGGTACAGGAGAAAACCATAGTTTTAAAACAACTTATAATGGATTAATTGGAGATATTTCAAAAAATACAGTCACAGTATCCACTGCACAAACTCATGGACTTTTAAATAACGATACAGTTTTTATTGATGTAAACCCATCAATATCAACCACATTTACTTTTAAATATAATGACTACAACAGAAAATTATTAGTAAATCCAAAAGACTTTATTTCTGCAGGAATTAATACAGTTACAAATACAATTACTATCATTGATCACAAATTTGAAAGTGGACAAAAAGTAATTCACACTGCATCAATCCCTGCGATTGGTCTTGAAAATAATAAAGAATATTTTATTTTTGTAGTTGATACAAATAATATTAGACTTACTAATACTTATTATGATTCTATTAATGTAAAACCAAACATTGTTGGAATCACTAGTGCTTCTAACGGAACACTGTCTTCAATCAATCCCCCAATACAAGTATACAAAAATTCTTCAGTTATTT